AACTCCAATAGGCACCTTTGAGCGCGGGCCTTTTGTTGAAGGTTTAAGTCGTTTTGCCCCCAATAAATTAGGACAAAAAGCTTTAGACGCGGTAAAAGCCGGAACAGGAATAAATTTAAATGTGCAATATCACTTAGGAAACGATATGGAAGGGGCGTTGGGTTTTTATTCAGGCAAGCAACCTGGAGAAGCCCCTAATGTTCGTACTGTGAATTTTACAAGCCCTACACCAACGCTTGAAGTTTTGTTGCACGAGGCGGGCCATGGTGCAAGTCCTTTGCAGGATCAAAGGAATCCCATGATCCCAAAAGAATTTGATGCTTTAAAAACTCCCGCAGAAAGATTAGATTATATTTGGAACCGTGACGCACAATTGCAACAAGACCCCTGGACGCCCCCAGGTAATGTTAGTTTTTCTACCGTAAAAGAAGAAACAGAAGCACAAAGATTTGCCAAAGAATATTTAAATAAAATATCTCCGACCTCTGCCAAGACATTCACAAAAGATCCGTGGTTCAAAGGATACCCGCAGATACATGGAGATAAAACAATACAGGGAGTATACAACGCAGAGCTTCCCATGACATTTCCCACACATAAAAATCTGGCGGGAACCGACCTCCAATTTGTAGATGAATCCACAATAGCGACGCCAAACAACACTTACAACGCACTTAAGATGGCCCTGGATCCAAAGTTTCAAAAAATTCAATCAGGTATTTTAAATCAAAGCAGGGATTATGTAAATAACATTCTTCAATAAATTTTAAAGAGTAAAATAAAAATAACGGAAAAAATTAGATGTATTACTCAGGCGAACAAAACGTACCCGGTGCAGCAGGCAATTTAAAGCCTTACGCCAATCTTGCTGGCTTACAGCTTCCCCTTCCAGGTGAATTAAATCGTGGCGGAGCATTTAGACAACCAGGTTACCGCCCTGGCCGTGAAGTCGAAGAAATTCCTGGCCGCCCAATGCGTCCATCAGATTACCAGGGTCCGCCCGCCATCCCAACACAAGGCATTCCTTTTGCTTCTTTAATGAATGGCAGAACAGCAATGGGGAATGCCGGAGCAGTAGGAAATGCCGGAGCAATCGCAATGGGTAACCAAGGTTTGTACAACGGCCCTCAATACGGACAAGAGCTCCCTGGAATCGTAAAATACGTTTACTAAGAACAAAAGAAAACTGCTAGGATTAACAGTAGTAAGGGTAATAGTTAATGGCTGTCGACGCTAATGCCAGATTAAAAGAAATTGTTGATTCGTATCTTGAAAAAGATGGCGGAACAATGGTTGATACTGGCATTGTTGCTTCGCATTTGGCACAAATGAAACTTTTTGGTGTACGCCAAGGGGTTGAATTTTTTCCAGCACAAGACAACTTTGGTAACCAACGCAAAGATTTTATTGATCGTGTAGTCAAATACAATCAGATCGATACTCGCCTGGATTCCATATGGGATTACTTTCTTTGTGATGGCCAGGGATTATTTTATATTCGTCCTACCGAAAACAATTATCGCCTTTACTACTTCCGTAGGCATGAGTATCGGACTTATTACAATATTGACGGCGAGCTGGATGAAGTTGTAATCATCTATAGCTACAAGGTCCGTCGTGGTTTTGGATATGAACAAGATGTTCAATCCAACAACATAACTGGCCCGGCCACAATGGGACAAGGTGCTAAGCGTTATATCCGCCTATCAATCAAGCAAAACGAAATTGAAGAAACCCACTCAGAAGGTGAAATGTCTTTTGAGCAACCTAATTACTCTTACGGCGGCAAAACAAAAACATTCCGCAACACTCTCAAATTTATTCCCTGCGTTGAAATCTTTAATAATCCCAAGGGTTTTGCAACCGAAGGCATAGGTGAATTCGCTGCTGTTGCCAACCACATTTGTACGCATGACCAAATGGTCCGTACCATGCGTAAGAACGTTCAGTTCTTTGGCAACCCAACTCTTCTCTCATCTCGTCCCAAGACAGACCTTATGGAGTCTGGTGGAGACAGTGTTGTCCAACGTCCTTCTATTGCCGCAAACTCAGGCTTCACTGGTCTTGGTCCCTTAAGCCAATCACGTTTCAAGGCTGATCCAATTAGTCGTGGTGTAGATGGTGAGATCAGGGTTCCGCGCGTCATTGCAAACCTGGAACCAAACGACCGAGTTGGCTACATCGTTCCAGATGCAATTACTGGAGATCAAAATTCATTTGCTCGTCAATATAGGGAAGAAATTCGGACTGCCCTTGGTGGTGTAGATGAACTATCTATTTCCGCTGGCGTAACAGCAACTGAATACAAGTCATTATTTGGACGCGTTTCTGCAACTTCAAAGAAAAAAGCTACTTCAATTTATACTTACGGGATTTGTCGTTGCCTAGAACTTATTATTTTCCAGGAAGAACGCTTGTTCCGTGAGACGTTAGCGGCGGCAGCAGGAGTAGAGAAACCCGTGGAGCCTGATGAGAATGCTTCTCAAGAACAGGTTGATATGTATGAAGAAGCAATGACTGGGTTTGAGGAGCAAGTCAAACGTCTAATGATGGCATGCCTCAAGACACAACAAATGCCGCCAGGTGTTTTGGGACTCATCCCTGATGGTGATGTAACGATGCAATGGCGTTGGCTTGGCCCTGTTTATGAAGACTCAACGCAAGACACACTAAACAACTCTATCGTGGTGAGGAACCTACAAGAGTTAGGTGTTGATAGCATTGAAGCACTGAAATACCTATTCCCATCTAAAACAGATGAGGAAAGGGCCGGGATGCTCTCAGGCTTCCCGTTCAGGATGGTGGGTGAATTGCAGAATGCTTATTCTCAATTCTCTCGCCTAGTGGGGGGCATGATGCAGACTCCTCACCCGCAATCACCGGATTTACCGATGGCTGCGGATCCGCGATTGGATTTAACTCCATATCTGTATCGAACCTTAGAAGCTTTACAAAAGGAGATGAGTTATGCAGGACGCTACCGTCCAATCGATCCCACAGATGAGCCAAGCACCAGCCGTCGCCCCGAGCAGCTACGTGGTGGCAGCACCGCAAGCGGCCCCGGTCAGCTACCAGGTGGCGCCCCAGGCTTATCAAGTGGGTACCAGCTACCCCCAAGCAGTGCCCCAAGCGGCCCCCAGCTACCAATCAGCCCCTACTCAGTACGCCCCCCAATACCAACAGGCGGCGGAATCGGCGGGGAATCCCTGGGAGTCGGCGTTCAACAAGGTGGTGAGCGTACTGAGCGCTCCAGTTCAATCCCCGTTCCAGGGTCAACCATCAGCTCCGACGACAGCGTATACCCCGGCCAACTACGGGTACAACAGCCCCCAAGCTACGCAACAATCGGTAGCGCCGACCTCGTATCTCAACCAGGGATACTCGCCCAACTCTTCCCCAACCTACTTGACGGGATCCTCGGCGGCGCAGGCGCACGCGGAAGTGGACAGCGCGGTAGCGGATTACTACAACCTAAGCGACCAAACTCGTCAGGTCCTGGGCGCGTTCGGGATGGAAGCTCCGGGAATTCTGAACCAGTACGCCCTCAACCTGGAAGGAATGCTGGACAGCGCGGTCGCATGGGGAAACAAAGCCGCTAATGTGATTGGTGGTTATGCCAACTTCGCCGTTAATGAGCACCAGGAGAACCTGGCTTATAACGAGATTCTGACCAACCCCGATGTGCTTAGCGACTACACGCTGAAGTTCTTTGGTCCCGAAGGTCCGTACCCCGTGTACGAAAACGAGCAACAGCTTGAGACGCAAGGTTATCCCACTGCAGCGATCAATCCGCAGTACGGTAACTTCCCTGCTCCTCCTTCTGCCGCAGCTCTTCAGGCCCCTCAGAATTTCTGGGGCGGTTTCAGTGAGACCATGGCGCGTGATCCCCAGAATGCCTGGCGCATGCTGAACCACGCACAACCCAACACTGTTGCAAACAAACTGTTTGTAATGGAGTGACGCCATGAGAACTCCTCTTGGTAGCACACGACCTTTACTTGCGTACGGGCTTCCCGCTGCCGCCGGTTTGGCGGTTGGTGGAGCCCTTGCTGGACAAGGAGAAGATAGTGGTACTGCCGCTTTAGGTGGTATGGCCGCTGCTTTAGGTGCCAGGGGTGGCCTTGGTGCTGCTCGCCTTGCCGGACGTTATGCCCCGGTTGTTGGCGAGATTATGCAAAAGGGTATTACGCCAGTTGGTAAAGCTGTGCGTGAAGGAATAGGATCCGTACCCCAAGGCGGCATCCGCGATAGAGCCCTTAGAGGTATGCGTGGCGGCCTTGTAAATGCATATCGTTCTGCCGGTAATATTCCTGCTTCTGCTGTTCAAAAGGCAGCCGCAGGTTTAGCTGTTCCCGGTGCCGCTGCTCTTGCGGGCTTAGGTGGCGTTGCAGCTGGTATGGTCCCTGGAGCACTTGGAGTCCCTGGTTTCCAACAACAATCTGTTGTGGATCCCGAATCTTACGGCTCCAGTAATTCATATGGAGCTGTTTATAAACAAACGACTCCTCAGTACTACTGATAAAAATTACGGCCTGTTAAAATTTGTAGTAGATAAGACATGCTAATGTCTGCATCTTTCACCCGATAAAATTTCCTGCGATTCTGGAGGATAGCACAAAGTGTTTATTGATAACGATTTTCCGAAAATCCTAGGGGCCGAACTCTATCGTCCCCACCCTGCTTACATTGCCGAGATGGCGGTTGAGCCCGTGGTTGTCCACGACTTCACCCGTCAGCCCGGTCAAACCGTACAGCTGGACCGCTACAAGTTTTGGGGTACTCCTGGTACCAAGGACAGCCGCGAGCGTATCTCCGACCAGACTATTGGTACTGCCAATAGCCGTAACATCACCAAGGAGAAAGTCCTGGTGGTGCTTAAAGAATACACCGGTCCTGCGGACCCCGGCGATCCGACCCAGCCTTCGACCTTCAAGATTGCCCGCGAAACCCTGATCACTGCTCAGCGTCTGCTGCTTGATAGTGGCAACCTGAACATGTTCCACCAGTCCATCGGTAGTCTGACGCTGCTTGATGACTATCGCCGGTGGCGTGACCGCGTCTTCATTGACGAGCTTGCCAAAGCCGAAGCCAATGGTGCCGCTTCAACCACTCAAGGCGGTTACTATTTTGCTGGTGCCAAGACCAAGAATGCTTCTGGTCAAATCACCTATACCTCTACTGAGTACACCGCTGACCTTCAGCAGTTCTCTGTTCGCACCGACCTTCTGACCGTTGTCAAGGACCTGCGTAAGCGTAACGTGCCGACCTACTCCGATGGTCTGTATCGTTGCCTTTGCGATCCTACGTTCATGATGCACCTGCGTCGTGACCCCGACTTCCGTGAGATCGCTCGTTACTCTGGTAATCCTGGTCAAGGCATGTACATGGGTAACCCCATGCTGCCTAACAACGCCAGCTTCTTCCAGGGTCCTCAAGCTGGTCAAGGCTACTTCCTGGCCGGTGAACCCGTCATGCCTACCGGCGTGCAGTTCGAAGGTGTTAAATTCTTCGAATCAACCAACTTCCCGACCAAAACCGTCACCACTTCCTTTGCTGGTACTGGCGGCACCTACTCTGCCCAAGAAGTTGCTCAAGGTTACTTCTTTGGTCCCCAGGCAGTTGGCGTTGGTATCGGCGGCCCGAACGCTCAGGTCCTCATCAACAACAACGATGACTTCAGCCGTTTCATCATCTTGATCTGGCAACTGTACGCTGGTTTTGATATCCTTAACAAGGACTTTGTTACCACCGCTTACAGCTATGTCTCTGATGATGGCACCATCTGATCTTAACCAATACACAAACCAATAAGGAAACATAAATGACTTATTTATCCGCTAAAAAAATCTACCCCGGCAACTGGAGCAATGCTCTTAACGGCTGGTACAAGAACATCGACGTAACTGCCGATAACACTAACGATTACTCCAAGGGTGGCCCCACTTCGGTGTTGGCTATCCCCGGCTATCGTTACTTCCAACAACGTGGTTACGTTGCAGTTACCCAAACCTCTGGCGCCCCCCTGGTGACCGGTACGGTGATTGTTCCTTCTCCCTACCGCCAAGATGACACCCGCCCCGACATCACGGGCATGGTGATCTCTGGTAGCACCACTCTTCCCGCCTACGTTTATCGTGCTGCCATTTCGGTGGCTTCTGGCTGGGGTGATGGCCGCGTTTCTTCAGGTGTGTTTGCCGCTACCGGTAACGTGATCTCCTTTGGCCGCGACTCCAGTGGTCCTACCGCTGCTTCCGGTATTGGTGAAGGCGCCATCCAGGCCAACATCACCTCCACGGTTTCTGGCGACGCTTCTGCCAAGATCTTCTTCTCTGGCACCAGCGCTGGCTATAGCACAAACCCCTTCCTCACCGCTACTGGTGCTGCTGGTGTTTCTGGCTCTACCCTTTACACCTCCATTGCCGCCGCTACTACCCTGAAGGTGTTTGCCAAGGGTGCCGCAAATGACGCCAGCACTTCTGGTGGTATCTACATCTCGGATGCAGATTCCGCCGCTGGTCTCGTCGGCTACCTCGTCGTAGAGGTTTGCTACATCCAACCCGATGTTGCCCCTGGTTACGACGACATTGAAGGCTACCTCCTTGGTCGCACTGTCAGCTGATTAAGTTAAACTAGGACCAGACATCCTCTGGTCCTTATGCTTTACCAGCACAAAAAAACTGGCGCACGCGTCAAAATCGTAAGCGAGTGGGATAACGGCGATTGGTTCATGGTCGAAGATCAAGACGGTCGCCTTTACACTGCATACAAAACTGAGTTAGCTCCCGACCAGGAAGCAACTAAAAAAGTACAAACACTTCAAGTAAAAGACAAGGCTGCCAAGGAAGAGCCTCGGTCGTTCCCCCCAGATCAACGACTTAATGTCAACTCTGCTACTGCGCAGATGCTTGCAGATCACATCAAAGGCATTGGCCTTAAAACTGCTCGTGAGATCAAGGATCTTCAGATGTCTTTATCGGGTGAAAGATTTCACTCTCTTGAGCAGTTAAAACAAATTAAACGAGTAGATTGGGAAGCAGTCCTGGCTGCAGATCTGGTACGAGTTTAACCCTCATCTCCTAAAATAATGCCCCTGGGAAGCCGGGGGTTTTTTCGTTTTAAAATAAAGAATAAAAGAATAATGGGTTACATACCTATCAGATCTGGCTTCACTGGACCCAGTGCCAAAATTGGGGGTTCAACGGAGTACCACCAGGATCTTAAACTATTGCAGTCTTTACCGGTATCCGAAAGGGTAAAGATGCTGGACGCAATTGCAAAACAAAATCAATCTATTGGAAGGGAAATTGAATTCTCAAATCCTGCGGTTTCAGGCAGGCGTTGGAATGTGAATGCAAATTTAGCGGATAAAGTTGATTTACTTGAGAGAGCTGCTACCGCTCATGGGCATAGCAAAAATGCAGGTTGGCAATCACTTGATTACTATACGCCATTTAAAGGTAAAACTAGATTTGACAAAGGTGCTGTAGAGGACGCATCCATTTATTTGCCTGCTGTCCCTGGAGGGAGAGTAACAAGAGGTTCTGGTGGAGGCTATGGATATTTTTCTGAATCAGTGGATCCAGGAGGACGTGTTATTGCAAGAGTCGGGCACGGTAATATAGATCGCCCAGAATCAGGTAATGTCAGCTTGCCGAGTTTCTTTTCTTCTGTTGCTCCTCCCGCACCAATACTTCCTGGTTCGGCAACCTCCACAACGCAAGCAACAACTGATACACGTACCAAGGATATCTTGGAAGCTTTTCTGTACGGCGTTGGAGCACAGAAACCTAAAACACCTGAACCTTCGCTTGCCAATAAACTAGTAACCGGACTCATGCAGAGTGCCTTGGCACCACAATCAAGTTTTCTTTCTAAGTACATTAAACAGGAACCGTACATCCAAGGGCAAGAGGCCTCAACCAATGACTACTTGTATGGTCTTCTTTAGTTGATTACTGCGCTTTATAATAAATGGATAGCAAAAGGTAGAAGTGAATTTATCTGACTTCGACAAAAGTAGGGTCAGGTACCACCTAGGGTACTTCACTGTTTCAGTGCCAGCCGGTGACTACGCCAGGCTAGAAGAAGCAATGAATACCGTCCCAGATTCTTATTTTTACGACAAAATTATTATTCAGATTGGTCGTTGCGATACGGCAGAAAAGAAAACAGAAGTCGCCACCGCACCATCAACACGCCTGGAAAGCATCGCTGGTGACGTTGATCGTACCATTAGATCAAGCAATGCCAAGGAAGCATTAAAAGTTTGGGACGAAATTTATCTATACGAAACCAATAGGCTTGCTGGTATCTTGTACGTACCTAACTACAAAGATCCATTCCAAGCTCGTTACCGTTACGAACGTTCTGGCGCAGAATTTATTCAGGCGTTACCAGGACCAGCAGATACTGCAGTTGGATCACGTCTTTACTTAAGGGAGATTTGTAGATAATGCCAAGTTTTAATATTGGACAAGTTGGTGGGCTTTTTCGCAGCCTTTCTAAATCTCCTGGTGTAAGTGCGATTAGAAAAGGATTTGATCAACTACCAACCGCAGTAAACCCTTTTAGAGCTGGTAACCCTACTACGTTACTTGGTAAAACAGGCCAGTTGTTTAATCCGTTAAATCCTCAAAATCTTGTTGGATATCTTGCAGATCCAGTAATTAATAGGTTTCTACCTGAGCCGATGCGTGCCACAGCACGTGTTGGAGCCTACACACCTGGCCCTCTTCCAGTTAAATTACTTTCCGCTGGTCTGTACGACATGTTCTTGAACGAACGCAATGCAGGGGTTGGAGTTGCAGCGGGAACCTTGGAGAAAAATTCACCAGAAGAATATTTTCGCCTACAAGCTTTAAGGAATCGTGAAATACAAAATCAAGAGCGACCCCCTGGTTCTTTAGCCACACTTGGTGGAAATGAAGTTGCGTGGCGAGGACCTGACTTAGGATGGCAGCGGACTTATTCGGAAGGTGCTAACCCACCTCCTCCTGCCCCTGGTCTTTTACAGGACCTATCTAGTGGGCGGCAAGCCGGACAAGTGGGATCCAGTGTGATCTCCAATGGGGCCGGTGTCCTTGCAGAAAGACCCGATGTTACTAACCGCGCACTCTCTCAAGAAGTACTTAACGCTGCTCAGCAGTTCAGTGCTCCTGCAAACGTTCCTCTTCCTGCCTTCTATGAGGGCCAACAGCAACTGGGTAGGAGCATGATGCAGAACGGAACTCTGGTAAGCCAGCTACAGGAACTTGGTGGTGCGCGGGGAATGACTCCCGAGAATCTGAAAACTTGGGCGACAGCAAACCCAGCGCTTGCGTACAGAGAACTATTGAAACGAAGAGGCGTCCAATGAGTGAACGTCAGCTTTTAGAAAAGTTTCGTCAAACACCAGAGGGCCAACGCCTTCTGAAAACCATCCGATTTGCGGAAGGTACTTCTGGTCCCAAGGGTTACCAAACCATGTTTGGGGGCGGAACGTTTAATGATCTAAGTCGCCACCCCGATCGTGTAGTACACGGCAATGGGTATTCAAGTGCTGCTGCAGGTGCCTATCAGTTTCTTCCTGGAACTTGGCAAACCCAATCTTCCCGTCTCGGGTTGAAAGGTTTCGGTCCAGCGGAGCAAGACGTTGCTGCTTTAGCTTTGGCTCGTAACCGCTTGATGGATCTTGGTGGACTTGAAACAGTTCGTAAAGAAGGTCTTAGTCAACGTGTAGCCGCTGCTTTGTCGCCTGAATGGTCATCATTCCCAACGGAAACTGGACGCAGCTATTACGGGCAACCTGTCAAACCGTTGGCTGAGCTGCAGAAATATTACGGAGCAGCTCCAGTAACTGCACCTGCTCCAGTAGCTGCCTCTGCTTCTTCATCAGCCGCAACACCACCACCGCCAGTATCGTCAATACTGTCTTCAATTTTTGGAGGCAATTTTAGCCCAACAGAAGAGAAAAAGTCTTTTGCGCAATCATTTGTTGAGCAAACACTTCAAGGTCTTCTTTCTTCCAATAGATTGATGCCCGCGCAAACAAACCCCCTCTTCCGTTAACCATGGCTTCCTTTGCTGACTACCTAGACACTGGTGCTCTTCCTGGTGAAGTGCGTCGTTCTTCTTATGGCGACGCCTCACCTCAGTCAACCCTTGAGTACAACCTCCGCAAGAGATTAAAATTTCAGCCAAACTCAGACATGGCTGGAAAATACTTACAAGAGTTTTTAACTCTTCAGGCAAACCCAAATGCATTGGCCGACTCCGCAATGAGATTGCCAGCAGATTTTGTTGCTTTTTCAAAATTTGGCCAGTAAAGGAAATACTGAAAAAGTGTTTATGCCATTAGAATTGGCGTATAAAACACAAGCAGCCTAGCGCAAAAGGCTGAATACCGGAAGAAGTAAATGTCATCGACCTCGTCGAACAAGCAGCCCGTATTTATTGACCGCCCGCTATTTGACTCGGTGCGGGTAACCACTCAAATTGTGGGCAGCGCCACAAGCAATACTTTGTTTGTCCAGGGGGGACAGGCGCCTTCCATCTTGGTAGACATGGATGCCAACCTTGGTGAAGACAACAACAATGGTGGTGTCATTGATTCCATTACAATTGCGCGAAATGATAAGTATCGTGATGCCGACTACACCATTGGCTCAGGTACGTCTGGCACGGTGATTTCACTGACCAGTGGTCAGCTAGTCTTTATTCAAAACACAGGCGTCCTTGGAACTGCTGCTGGTAGTGGCTACGGATATTACACTTACACTGGTGCCACTACGTTGACTGGCGTTAATACCAGTTTAATTTTCTCGGGTGGTACAAGTAGTGGTTTCACATACAACGGTGTTGCCTATGGTAATCAACCAACTGTAACTTTTGTGTTCTACCACACTCGTGGCACAACTACTCCTATCCCTGGTTCAGGTGATTACCGTCTGCTGTTCTCCAAGACGGTACCCGCCAATAGTGGTGTTGTTGACTGCAGTGACGTAATGCCGCAACTTGCTGCTCCCATTGCACAAGCAGGTAATACTAACGGTCTTGGTCCTACGGCGCCTTTACGCAACAAAGGTATTTACCTGGAGCGTGGCGACCGCGTTTACGTTGGTGTTTTCCCAGACGCTCCAAACATTTCTGGTTATACACCTGGCGCACATGTATATGCACAGGGCGGTTTCTTCTAAAACATGGCAAAACGAGGGAGTGATTTTGGTTCCTTTGGGGCCATGGATATTCCCGATATTGGAAAGATAAAACCAATTACAACGGAATTCTCTAAGGGTTCTGTACCAAACTCAATCCTGCGTATGGATCGTGAATCCGCCTGGACCAGGTGGAGACGCGGTTACGAGATTGCAACTTCTGTTGGAATACAGCACGCCCTAACGTACCCGTTTCAATATCAAATTCCGTATCCCACTGGCACTGCACCAACAGAAGGCCGTCAGCCCCTCATCCTTGGCGTTGTACAGGGCTTCCCGACTGCTGGCAAGGAATTCGGCGTACACTGGACTGGATGCCGCGTAGGGGCCATCCTACGGTTTGATAACGTAGTAGATCGCTTTGGTGTACGAGCAAGCATTGATTCCGTAACGGAAGACGACGAATATTGGTACGTAAGACTTGCAGGTAGTTGGAATAGCGCCAACCCATTACCACCTCCTTTATACGTGCCAAATCCCTCTGGGGCACCTCTCAAACCTTTACTTGGTGAAATACTTGAGGATCGTATTCTTGTTCCTGAAGATTCACCAATAACCAAAGACACATTAAATCCGGCCACCGGTAAACGCTATGGTTTTGTCCAAGCTATTTTGATTGATGTTGATGGAGATAATGGAATTTTAAAACTACAAAAAACAAGTTCTTTTGAGGCAACACCCGACAATGTTTATGTGACACCAGCAACGAGGAAGCCTGCTGCAGGCCGTTACTTTACTATCGGAACTCGTTACGCCTGTTCTTGCCAGGACTTTAGCAGGCGTAGTTACGCTTTCATGATGAACCTGGACGGCAAAGAGAAACGTCGTTTTCCGTTTACCAAGCCGTCTTTGCTCAAGTATGGTAGACACGAGGTAATCACAGATCAAAATACTGGCACTGTTGACAACCGTGCCATGACAAACGCGAATACTAATCGAGACTTAAATCTAACTTCCACGTCAATTGACAACCCTGGCGTATTTAATGATTTTGGCGGACGTTACCTAAGAAATTTTTCGGCCTCTCGTAAGACGGAAGGTCCCACAACCTTTGTTGATTACACGGCACGTGACAATCAAATCGTTTCGTTTACTGATTACTGGTCCCCGCTCCTAGATGAGATGCGATATTGCAAACACATTTATGCGCTTCGTTTTGAAGAAGGTATCTTGCCGCCAGAGCCATCTGACTTACCAGTAGAAACAGAAGAAAGCCTTACGAAATGGGAACAGGATTTAGTTCATGAATCTGCTGTCACCTCTGAACACGTAAATAGAATCCACGCATACAGGGCATTGGCGCTCATGGATGTACCACCAAAAAACTTTCAGTCGCCGCAAGTTCTACCAATGATGCAAAAGCTGTTGAATGTTCCCACGTCTTTCATTAGGTTGGAAAACTTTAGAATGCAAGATAAGACCGGAGCGTTTTACAATCCCAGCGCCGGTGAGTTACCCGCTATTTAAAATGGCTGACTTTGGTGAAGTAATTGAAACGCGTTACGTGCTTTCAGAGGCACAGTTGGAGGCTAGTAAATTTGGTTTCAGCGAAGTGTTCTACAGCGGAAATCCAACCGTATACTCCCCAGGAGATGTAGTGAATCTTCCTTATGCAACAGGCGAAACCTCAAGCATGAACGCACTGGGTAATGCCTGGGCAGCATACGCAAGTGGTATCGGCCCAACGTAAAAAGCGGTCCCTTTCACAGGACCGCTCTTGACCCATAACAGGTTTAGCTTATGAAGCTACAGCCATTTTGTCAAGGACCTTTTTAATTGCCTTTACGTTCCAGCGGAAGCTGTCGCGTGAACGTGTTTCAGGGAATGCTGCGTAATGGGGACCAAGCCGGAGGGTTCCATTATCACGAAATTTGTACAGAGTTTTCTTGTCGATGCCAAGAAGCTCTTCAATGCGGTACGCTGGAACCCAGCCGGGATGGCTTGCCATGACTTGTATAGTCTGTGTGCATACCCAATTTACCCGTACCCAGCTTCCTGTCAATCCTTTTTTTGTTAGCTTTTGCAACAAAAAGAATTCATGTTGCCAACTTAGAATAAGTTAACAGCTAATTGAGTATGTTCTGCAGCGAACACGAGCCGCTCGCATTGCTTCTTGAACTAACTCCCAAACTAGCCAAAAAACGTTTTAGACAATCTATCTACGAAGCCTGGGACAACTCCTGTGGATATTGTGGAGAAAAAGCCACAAGTTTGGATCACATTGTGCCCAGGTTTAAATCTGGTTCCAGTAATAGGAACAATCTTCTTCCGTGTTGCAGGCGTTGCAATGAATCTAAAGCTAGTAGAAAAATGGAAGAATGGTATAGCAAACAAGATTTTTTTACACAAGCTAGGATAGACAATATACATGTATGGATGTCCAGAGAGGCAGTCGACCTTTTTGTATATCAAGTAACTCCTTTACAGCTGGCAATTTGATATGGGAATTTCATATGATCCTCCTTCTAGGAAATGGAATATTAACTATGAAAAGACAGATTATTCAACCACTAATCCTACAGATTTAAAAACTGACGCGCCTACTAATTTGGCGACAAATAATCCTACAAATTTAACCAAAACCAACTATAGCTCAAGATTAGTTAGCAAGCCTGTTCAAACATTAAAATCAGAATTTGTAAACGGCCAATTCACGTCAAGGTGGGTAACAGAATTTCAATCCGTATGGGAACCCTACACCGAAACAGTTATTGATTACGCAACAAATTCTTATAACGATCAATTAAATAAACAAAATGCCGCTTTAAATGAGAAAAATGAAAATGCAAATAAAATCAATGCGGCAACAAATGCAACTAATGTAAAAACAAATGAACTGAGTCTTAAAACAAATACAGAAAACACGGCAAAAAACGCAGCGTACGACAAAACTTATCAGGCGGCAACCACGGCTAAAGGTGGAGACTATACAACGCAAAGGGAATTAATTCGTTCATTGTCAGGCATCAGTGACACTCTAAAATCTACTCTGGAGAATCAATTCAAAGCTGCTTATTCAAACGAGAAAATTGAATCCTGGGACGGAGAGAAACTAGGAGCCAAGCCAGCGTACGGCACGTTTGACCCTACATATTACAAAAATCAAAACCCCGCTGCCAAGGCACAATGGGATGCTGCCGTAGCTAACGATGATATTGACGTCACTCAACGTTATGGAGAGCCGGGGTTTTATTTACAACATTACACAACTCAAGGAAAACCAGCCGGAGTACGCGGTAATGCAACGGAAGCAACATCAGCAGCTTCTTCTTATGTAGAGAAAAAACCAACTGATGCAGAAATACAACAAGTAAGAAGCCTACAGCTAGGCATAGACGAAAAAGGCACAACAGATCGTTTGTTAAGGATACCCGAAATTGCAAATGCCTGGGAAGAAGCAAAAGGAGGAGATACTTACTGGGCGGATTTAGCAAAAAAATATTACCTAAATGTAACAAAGAAGGATGATTTTGCAGCATTGTTTCGTCTTTCGGAAAGGCCAGAAGACAAACAAGTCTCTCTTAACTACAACGTAAATGCCGGATATGGTATCACGGAATTAGAGGACGCACTTAATCAAGCCGTTGGCACACAAGCAGAAACAGACGTTAAACGTTTTGGCGCTTTAACGCAAAGTGTATTAAAGGATACAATTGCCGAAATTACCAAGGCAAAACAAAAAGAGCAAACGCTTAGCTTGTTGAGCGGTTTTGGAGGGTTTGGTGAAATCATGGATATCAACCAAACACTATCTGATTCGCTTCTTGGTGACAGTGGTGTTGGCGGCGTTCTTTCATTTATCGGTGGAGGCAATGCCGAAAAGTCTTTACTGAAAGGTCTACAAGGAGTTACTGGCGTTCAAAACAATGTTACTTATAACTGGCAACAATGGTTTGATACTTCACTAAAAGAAAAATATTCAAAAGCCCAAGAGGTCGAGTTTTCTACTGGAGAGACCAATGAAAAAATAAACATTGATGCAGATTTTGCACGTAATTTTATTGAGAAATATTTGCAACCTCGTTTTGATGGCTCAAAATCAATGAACGAATTTGTTGAATACCTTGATGTGCGCCAGGCAGAACAGAACCCCTTCCAAACACAAGACCTTGTTAATGCTACAAAACTGATTGCTGATCTACGCTCTAAACAATATTTGGACCAGGTTTCCAAAACGCCTGATCAATACTTTAATTCTGATTTTTACTTTAGCCCTACGGGTAATACAGGTAAAGCGGATACCTACACCAAGCAAACTAATACTGTTACTGCTGACTGGGAGGCTGCCAAGGGAGGTGACCCTTATTGGGCACAACAAGCATATCGCTTTGGTATTGATTTAAACAATAAAGAACAATTTGCACGTATGCACTTCCAAGTAAAAGGTCAAGGCCTTGGTTATGACCCAGCGGAAGATACGTTGTCTGCTTCAAAAGTAACAAATGAAATTTACAACAATATTCTTCCCGCTTTAAAAGCAGAAGCATTAAAGCAAGGTTCAATCTTTGGTCAGTTTATTACTCCTGATGAGTTTGCGGATCAAGCATTAGCGGGAATAGACCTAACCGATAAAGCCTCCTGGAGCGAAGCATTGAAAGAATTTGGATTAGATAATTTTACTGGAACAATAGATGACCTAAGGGAATACATTAAAGAAACTTTGCAGAGCGGAACAGCAACAGAAATTCGCGCTCAAATCAAAAAATTAAATGAAAAAAATAAAACACCCACGCAAAAAGAACTTGGGCTTACGTACATTGAGCGCCCAACGGATTTTACGAACCAAGCCATTAAACCAGAAACAGAACTATACAAAACATTTCAAAGCGCAGGTTTTAAAGGGACCGAGGATGAATTCTATACAAAATTCTTCCCAGACCTTGATCGTTCAGAGCAAACACTGTTAACAAAAGCTGGATCAAATGATGCGCTGTCCATGACTAAATTCAACTTCAACGATCCATTCGCTTCCCTTGGAAAAATTGAAGGTTTCTTTGCTGATGATACCGAAGAATCATCTTCTTCAAAAACAAAGGAAGATGATTCTTCGGATGTGGATAGTTACTTTAAACTAGGATTAGCCGACGAAGAAGATGGCTACCAAAAATCAAAATCAGGTAGTCAAATTCTTGGTGAGTTTACCTCTATGTTTAAAGGTTTTTAATGTCGAAACAACATAAAAAAGCTGCGTCCGCGGCACGCATTGCAAAGGAAAAACTGGCTTGCAATAAACCGCAACGTACTCCATCACATAAAACCAAATCGCATGTTGTTAAAGCTTGTGAAAATGGCAAAGAGCAAATTATTCGTTTTGGTCAGCAAGGAGTACAAGGTGCTGGTAGTAACCCACAAACTGCTAAAGACAAGGCACGTCGCAAATCTTATTACGCACGTCACAATGCTCAAGATCCCGACCCAAGCAAGATGTCTGCACGGTACTGGAGCCACCGAGTAAAGTGGTAAAGTACTGAAGTCTTCCTCAATCCCATGGCAAAACCCAAGTCAACAGCTACCGCCATTGAGTCCAAACCCAAGACCACATCCATTGGGAATGGCTTGCACAGTCGTCCTCGGCGCCGTGGACAAAAACCATACCGCGGGCAAGGCAAGTAAAGTGTGTATATTAGGAGTATGTATTAAGTGCTCCAATGTCGGACTTTTCTTCTGCTATTAATCTTATTCGTAAGTACGAAGGGTTTAACGAAAAGGCCTACGCAGACCAAGTAACGGGTGCTGAACCTTACACAATAGGATTTGGTACCCAGTTTTATCCGGATGGATCCCCTGTTAAACAGGGACAGTTTTGCAGCCAAGAAAAGGCGTTGGAATATTTGTTTCATGAGATAACTATTATTGATACTCAACTATCTAAGTTAAATCTGGGTCTTGACAAGTATATGCGTCAGGCTTTGCTTTCATTTATTCATTCAGTTGGCTGGGATTCTTTTTTGTATAGCAACATTATTGATGCGATCGAACAGGAAAATTTCTGGGCAGCAACGGATGAAATTGGCCGATGGATTTTTGATGCTGAGTACCACGCAATTGGCAGCCTGCTAGATCGACGCAGAGAGGAAATTGCTTTGTTCTTGGAAGGCATCGCCAATCCTCCCTATGGGTCCACTACAATTTTATTGAATGCGTTCCAGGACTTTGTTTCCGCTGACCACCAACGCAACGCAATCTTGGTCCTGGAGAATTCCATCAATCCTTACGTGCTAGCAAAATTTGCAAACCAATTTTCTGGCGAGAAAAAATCCTGAGTTAAATACCCGCCCACAGAGACAGGCACTCCTCCTGACAGGTAGGATTAGAATACTTTCATTAACGCAAGCTACGCCGGATGGAACATTCAGCCGAACCACGGGAATTTGAACTTCCGTTGGAATTGCAGTTTTCCATGCGTAAAGCTGAGTTGCAGGCCCAGGAGATGACATGGGAACAACTGCACTCATCGCTTTTGAATTTGTATTACCAACGACTAATGGAATGGCATGCCGTCAAGACATTGCTGACGGATGAAAATATTGAAATTGAAATTGATCTGCCTACAGAACTAGAGCTAATTGAATTTGCCGCCACCTGCATCCCTGACGATGAAGATGACGACGAAGATGATGACGATGTGTTGCTGCCGTTTTAAACGTAGTCGCGCTCTAAGCGATCAATCAAACGGTTGAGATACCAACGTGCCTTCTTGGCATCTTGAAGCATATTGTCTTTATACCAAATACGTAACAAATATTTAAGTGTTTGCCACAGCAAACCACCGGAGATTGGGTCGGGGGCATCTTGCACCGCCTGCTCCAGGATATCAATAACTTCTACCTTGCCCTGGTTGTAATGTTCAGGGTGATCTACCGGATCCCCCTTTGGGGCAATAGGGCTTTTAGCTACTTCCCAAGGTACTGGGCACACACCATCTACACACCCAGTATTTTCTACCGAGTCAAACCACGTCTTTGGTTGGATAGTAAAATTTCCGTTGTCGCATTTGCCGGAGGCAGTGTCACCAACTTGCTCTTCGGCATTGGAAGAGTTCCCGGATACATGCCAGCTTCCTCCACCCCAGGGATGTAGCCGGTTCTCCCCGGACGTGGCATACCCTCTAATCCAAGATTCGTTCGTTCCAGACCCTGTTCGCATGCTGCCAATCCACGATTGTACATATCATACAGAGGAACGTCATTGTTTGTGTTGCTTAGCGGAGCACCAAAGTCCTCTTCGCTTAGGCAACGACACTTAACTTCATCCTGAACAAAACTATCTAAAAACCCAGCGGCGCCATGCATAACTGTATTGGCTTTGATTCATCTCATCTACAATATTATCATGACAGATTTCCACGGCGCTTTACACGACCCACGCCAGCTCTCTGGTACTTCAGGAGCAGAAACGTCGGACCTCAGGCCTGAGCAGGCTTACGATACGGACATGCGCCGTGTTGATTCAAGGGATCGTGCCTCAGTTGATTCAGTAAATGATAAACAAAGTCGTGTAGCTAAATTCATGGCAGCGGCTAAAAGCGCTGGTAAATTCCGCCAGAAAGCAGGCATTGATGAGCCCGCAATTCGTGGCAAAACACCTAGGACAGAAGCTAATATCGCTGGCACGTCACTGCCAAGCATGGGAGATACTATTGGTAAAGCAGGAAGTACCAACTACGCCAACAAACCTCAGCCAAGTTTTGGCCGTGCTTTTGGTTAACACCGCATCAAACCTGAGAGAATACAATTTCTTTCTTTTGATCTTGATACTTGCCTTTTCGGTCTTGGTAAGACACCCGGCAATCTTCACCTTTGTAAAACAACAGTTGTGTAATACCCTCGTCAGCATAAATACGATTAAACAAACCAGTGCAATTGCTAATTTCCAACGTAAGGTAGCCCTCCCAACCGGCTTCTGCTGGTGTGATATTTACCAAGATACCTGAACGTGCATACGTAGATTTGCCAACGGCAACTACAGTCACATTCCTGGGAAGCTTAATGCGTTCTTGTGCAACGCCAAGACAATACCCATAAGGAGGCAAAATAAAATACTGTCCTTTTTCATCTTCTAGTAATTCGGCATTTGTGAGGATATCCTTATCAAAGTCTTTGGGATCACAATCACCTTTTTGAATTCGGCCAAAAACTAAACATTGCTTGGGAGACAGTCGGATATCGTATCCGTAAGAGCTGAGTCCATAGCTAAGAATACGGCGACCATCTGTTTCACTCACCAACTTATCCTGGAACGGAGAGATCATTTCCTCCGTTTCGGCAAGGTGTTGAATTTCCCAGTCGCAGAGGAGAGCCATACAAATTTTTGGTCGCCCCTCAGTTTAAACCAGGACACGTCCCTTGGGCGAGTAAATGTCAATAAACTTTTCAGTGGCTTCGGCGCAACAGTGCTTTGGTTGAAGATACACAAGGAAAGATGTGCAAGTCTTATGTTGAGACAGGCCTTCGCTGGTGTTCTTTAGAAGTGTTGGTGCAGTTTTTAAAATGCACACAGGAAAATCAAATATCTTTTGTTCATATCGAATCATGTCCGGGCAATTCGTAAAGTAAAGCCCTTGTTCAATTTCGCTTTTCAACCAAGACGTATAAAGCTTGCGGAACCAAACAGCATGGGAAGAGACCAAAGATAAAGACGAAGCACGCGTCATCTTCCACTTATCATTCTTCTTATCCCAGAAATATGCTCCGGACGGAGGAAACAAGTAGACCCTTCCGTACCAATCCTGAGCATTTAACCCGTCATCACTTGGGGTAAAATACCTTTCAGCTCCAACATAATCATTGGCAATTTTTGAACTAGCAACATCTAGCTCAATGCCGCCCAACAATTCATTCGCAGATGCTGCCAGGTCGTAATTAGTGATTAACTCTCTGTCTTCGCTTTGGCCTTTTCTGATATCGTGGATAGCCATTATTATTCCGCAGCCTGGTTATAGTCTATTTCCAAATAGCGAATGCCCTCTGCATCGTTGATGATATAACCAGCTTTCTCCTTTGGATCAATCTTTTGCGCTGCTTGCAAGATACGTCGAAAAGTTTCCGCAAGATCACCATCATTTCCACGTTCACACTCCCCTTGGGCAGCATGAATTTCTTTTAATGTCCAAAAAAACATTGAACGTTCTTTGTTTTGTGGTTGAAAAACCATTACACCAGGCCCTTCAAATTCCCACAACTTGGCATATTGTTGCCCCATATCACCAAGGATGAACTTGATGGTGGTATCAAGCATCTTGGCTTTGGTTTTATCTAGCTCTGGACCGAGCACTGATGATAAAAGTTTTTCGCGTTTGTTCATTTTTCTAGTAGTTTTTGCTTTGCAAGAGATTCTAAAAGTTTTGGGAGTGGCTGGTAGATTACAACAAGTTTCCCTAGGTTACCACGTTTCTTGACCAACTTGTTGTTTGCATCCCGTAACTTGTCAAACTCTCCAGATCTAATCAAGTATTCAGCGACACACCTGAGTCTACGCTTCAGGGGCAGCTCTGCCTGGGGAAATTTACCACAGATCGTGTCTGCGTTCATGTCTTTAAATGCTAACCGCAATCGATTGGCAAGGGTCATATTTGAATTAGCGTCTTCCCTTTCGTACTCCTGCAAATTTTCCAGGTAACGACGCAGGATCTTGTCGTCGAAAGAACCGCTGGGAGGCAAAAAGTCAATCACCTGTAGTGCCAAGGATTCTGGTAACTGCTCGGCAAAATTCTTGACAGTTACAAGTGAGATGTCCAATCCATCAAAACGTGTTGACATCACTCAAGCTTCCCAAAAGAAGTACTTTGGTACATGTTTCGTTTTGTGTAGTAGTCACTCGTAATTGTCTTGCGGTTTTTTGCAAAGGATTGAACCAGGTTATTCCAGGGAATACGAATGACCGCCTTTCGCCCAGAATCTGGAGCAATATTGACATAGTGAACGCTTTCAATCCAACCCTTGTCGGGAGTTTTTCGTCCAATTGCAATCCAATTACGAACAGTTTGATCGGATACCTGGAGCCGCCGGGCACATTCTTCTGTTGAAATGTACTCATCCGCAAATGCTTCCGGGTTAAACACCGTATTTTCATCTGCTCCATAACGGCTTTGCCACATGGAATTGAGAATTGTCCTAATACCTTTTAATTCATGCGAGATGTCCTCTAGACCTTTTCGAATTCCGTACGACATACACAACAAGCTTTGATTAAATGCTAAGGTATAGAAAAAGTTTTCGCTGCCTCCCATGGAAAATCAAGTGGCTCCAAGCAACACCCCGCAGCCCCAACCACAAATCCCCCTACAGCAGCCTGAGATCACGCTTGAAACCCTGGAGGCAATGAAAGCCCAGGCTAAGCAAATGGCGATTCAGCAGGCCATGGCTCAGCGGCTAGAGCAACAGCAGCAGCCACAGCAACTACCCTATCCCACGCAACAATACGTACCCAGGCAAATCCCGCAGCAACCACAGGTTGTTTATGTTCGTCGCAACTTGACGGTTGCCGAACTTATTTTGGTTTTTGTTGTGTCTTGTGGAATTGTTGTTGGCGGCCAAGCAGCTTGGAATGTAGGCTCAAGATTTCTTCCTAGCATTGAAATCAAAGTAAAATAAATTAAGCACAGATCGCCTATAATTTAATTTATAGGTCTTGTGGTTTAATAAGTGGCCAATAGGCGCATAACCGATTTGCCAGCAATTTCGTCATCAGCTATTGATGATGACGATCTTTTGATGGTTGTTGATGTAGCCGAAGTTGATCCTGGGTTAAAGAATAAGAAGCTTACATTTACAGATACAAAACAATACTTCAATAGCTACTACCTCCAGTTAACCGGTGGCACGGTTGCAGGTTCCCTGATTGTTGCAAATAATTTAACCGTTAGTGGAACATTTACACCAAACACAATTAATGTAAGCGGCACAGGTACGTTTGCGAACTTAATTGTTACTGGCAATGCAGAAGTACGTAACACCCTTAGTGGTTTTACGATTACTGGTAGGACCGTTCAAGGTTTAAACGTTAATGCAACAACTGGCAACATTGATATTTTAACTGTCAACAACGAAACAGTTGGCACTGGTAATTTTACAAGAATAAGCGGTACAACAATCACTGGCACCACTGGTGTCTTTGGCTCTTTAACAGGACAAACAATTACAGGCGCAACAGGTTTGTTTTCTAGCCTGAGTGGAACAAATGTTACTGGCGTCAATGGAGTATTTACAACTCAAGTATCAGGCGCAATTATTACAGGCGATACTGCTCGTGTCTCTACGTTAACTGGAGTTAGTGGCGTATTTACTACACAGGTTTCCGGCGCAACTATTACCGGTAATTTTGTTAATTCATCAAACATTACAGGCATCAGCGGCGTATTTACCACTCAACTTTCTGGTGCAACAATCACTGGAGACACCGGTAGATTTACAAACTTTACCGGAGTTTCTGGAACTTTCACCAGCAGGGTTTCTGGTTTAACCGTTACAGGTGTCACTGGTTTATTTACCACAGTTACTGGTTCACTTGGTACGTTTACCACAACGTTATCAGGTGCGTCAATAACAGGAGATATTGTAAACCTTGGTACGGTAACAGGTGTTAGTGGCGTATTTACCACGCAACTTTCTGGTGCTGTTATTACCGGGGATCGCGGACGGTTTACATCGATCACTGGACAGACAGGTATTTTTACGTCAAATCTTTCTGGCGCAACCATTACTGGCATCAGTGGTTTATTTCAACGCATTGAAGCTTTAACCGGTGTCTTCACTAATTCAATTTCCATCCCATCTATTAACACTACTGGCAACATTGTTGCTGCAGGCAACCTTGTCATTAGTGGCAGCGGAACAATTTCGTCTGGTTTAGTTGTTAGCGGTACGATATCCGGTGCCACTATTACTGGCATTAGTGGTATTTTTGGTGACTTAACGGCTAACCAAATTTATGGTACAACAAGCATCTCAGGTGTAACAATTACAGGGGCATCAGGCAACTTTGGCCGCCTTAATGCTGTAACAGGTGTATTCACGACTACGTTAAGTGGAGCCACAATTACTGGCAACATAATCAATGCAACGACTGGCAATTTTGTCAGTGGAAACTTCACGGCTCTTTCTGGAGCAACCATAACAGGATCTACGGCTCAATTCACAAACCTTACCGGCATATCTGGGACGTTTACCGATCGCATTTCAGGTGCAATTGTCACTGGAAACGCAGGCCAATTTTCAAATATCACGGGTGTTTCTGGGGTATTTACAACACGTATTTCTGGGGCAACTGTTACTGGTGATACGGGACAATTCACAAACTTAACAGGAGTTTCTGGAATTTTTACGAGCCAGGTTTCCGGTGCTGTAGTTACTGGTAATGCGGGTCAATTTGCAAATATCACTGGTGTATCCGGAGTATTTACAACTCAAGTATCAGGCGCAGTTATCACTGGTGTTACGGGCCTATTTAATCGGGTTACTGGTGTCACTGGTGTATTCACTAGTTTGGTTTCAGGTTTTAATGTTGCAGGAGAGAATGCAACATTTAACTATGTAACGGGAAACACGCGAGTTGAAGGCGCAAATATTTCTGGTGGCTCTATTACAGGCAACACAATTAATGTAGGCACAATAACGGGAGTTACAGGCGTTTTCACTCAGTACTTATCAGGGGCTACGGTTACCGGCACTACTGGTAATTTTGTCACGGTTAATGCCACAACTGTTACTGCAACTACTGGTAATTTTACGGTTGCAAACTTTACGGAAACCACTACCGGCAATATCCAAATTAGCGGAAGCGGTATTTTTGGGAGTGGTGTTTTTACGTCAGGTATAATTTCAGGTGCAACCGTTACCGGCAATACGGGTAATTTCACTGCTATTAACTTTGTAACTGCAACAGGAGGCAGCCTTTCTGTTACGGGCGTAATTTCTGGAGGAGATATTAAACCGTATGGTTTATTTAGCTTTCCGTCAGGCGCTGGAACATCAGGTTATTCTTTGGTTACCAACGGAAACGGAACAACTAGCTGGTCTCCGCCTTTATCTTATACAACAACGGCCACTGGTAAAACATTGGCCAACAATGAAATATGTACGGTTACCGCATCATCCCAAACAATTACGTTACCCTCTTCGCCTACTACAGGATCAGTGGCTGGAGTAAGTATTGCAGGCACTTTTACTGATACAGTAATTGGACGAAATAGTGCTAATATTATGTCATTGGCTGAAGATATGACGATTAACGTTCCCTACGTATCCGTCACTTTTGTTTACATTGATGCCACTAGAGGCTGGAGGATTTTCTAATGTCTACTCTTACGCAGTTTTATGGGGCATCGGCGGCTAACCTTATTCCGGTTGAGCTTCTTATCGTTGGTGGAGGTGGACCTGGCAGTTCAGTGGGGCCAGGTGCATCAGCTATAACCGAAGGAAGAGGAGGAGCGGGTGGAGGTAGTGGAAGATTAATTTTTAGTTCCACGACGGTCAGCAAAAGCCTTGCTTACACAATAACAATTGGCGCTGGTGGTGCTGCTAGTACTGGCGGTGCTAGTCCTGGTAACTCAAGTTTTTTTGGGTTAATTGAATCAAATGGAGGTGCGATCCCCTTTCAAAGTATAGTAACAAGACCATCTCTTGGTGGATCACTAGGAGGAAATGGTAACACCACCGGTACAGCCGGTTATCAACTTAATGTTGTTACTACACCAGTACCAGTTTTTATGCAGATTAATTCAGCAGATAATTTTTACTACTCCCTTGCTAGTGTTGGCGGATTTCGTGCCGTTAACAACGTTAGCGGTGGTGCTGGAGGCGGCGGTGCGGGTGGTTGGGGTTTTGCGCTCACTACAGGCGGAGGTTCTGGCGGTGGCTCTGGTTTTGCTGTTAGCACTGTAGGTTCTTCTGTTTTTTACGCATCAGGGGGGGACGCAAGAACCGGGACCGTTGGTACTGCTTCAGGGGTTGCAGGCACTGCTAATACAGGTAATGGAGGTAGCTCAGCATCTATTTTAGCTTCTCCTCCGCTTGATACGTATCTTGGAGGCAATGGGGGATCTGGAGTAGTAATTATTGCTTACAGAGACACTTATCCAGCGCCAACTTCTATCACGGGCACTTATGATCAACCTACGCGCACTGGTTATCGCGTTTATCGCTTTACTGGTAGCGGATCCATTACTTTCTGAGGAAATTTTACATGGCACACTTTGCAGAGTTGGACGAAAACAATAACGTATTGCGCGTTATTGTTATCCACAATCAAGACTGTCAAGATGAATCTGGAAACGAGATGGAAGACGTGGGGCAATTTTATTGTAAATTACTGTTCGGAGAGAATTCGCGCTGGTTGCAGACAAGTTACAACGGTAAGTTTCGTGGTAAATATGCTGGTATTGGGGATATTTATGATGACAGCATAGATAAGTTTGTTGCTCCTGCTTCTCACGGTATTATTGGGCAATTTATTACGATTGAAGAATAATAAAATATGTCAACGTTTCTTGATGCCGCCCAGGCTACAGACAAAGGCAACCCCTTGGAGCACCAGGACAAAGCTTGGGCGTATGCCTGGGGGTTGTTATCAACTGAGCAACAGATTGAGTTTTTAAAACAATTCAGGAACTCCTCGGATACTGCAACAAAACTTAACAATCCGTTAGCTGTTCAGTACATGAGCCAGCGGGATAATTACCGCGATGCTAACAGGACTTGTTTTAGCTCTAGCTGTGCCATGCTCCTGAAGTTCCTTAAGCCTGGCAGCATTAAAAATGATGATGACTACATCAAAGTAGTCTTTCATTACGGTGACACAACCCAAAGTGCTACTCAAATTGCAACCCTAAAGCACTTTGGACTGCCCGTTAAATTTGTAACAAATGGTGATCGTGCTCTTATTAAAAAACAAATTGATTCGGGTAAGCCCGTACCAGTAGGATTCCTACATCATGGCCCAGTAAGTCAACCATCTGGTGGTGGGCACTGGCTTTGTATTATTGGTTATGACGACAAAGGCTACTGGGTAAACGACCCCTGGGGGGAAATGTCCTTAGTTAGCGGTACCTATCCAAGTACCGATGGTGCCAAAAAACACTACAGTTACAAAAATTTTGAACCCCGCTGGATGGTTGATGGGCCGTCAACGGGGTGGTGTATTGTCGCTTAAGATCAGCGTTGCTTGGTCTTGGCAGTAACCAAAGCAAGAAATTCAATCACTTTGTAAAACTTCCTTACAAATGTGTCGTCCTTAGGGCTGTTGGTCAGATATTTTTGTTTAAATATTCAATTGCTTTTGCCAAGCTAGTTGTATTTTCCAAAAATAATCCTATTCCTGTATTGCAACGGCTACATAAAAGTCCTCTAATTTTTTTGGTTCCGTGTATATGATCTACGCATAAACGTCCGCCTTTGGAAACGCCAACAGCAGGCGCAATGTCAACATGTATCTCACAAATAGCGCATTTATGATTTTGTTTTTCAAGAAGAAAATCGTATTGCTCAAGCGTTAAGTCATATTTTTTTAAATTTCCCTTACGTATTCTTTCTTTATAGATTGTTTTGTTTTTATTGCTGAGACATTCATTGCACCAGCTACCAACTTTCCCAATGCGTTTACCATTGGGATCTGGGGCAAAAGAATTAAAAGATTTTACGACTCCACAAGAGCCACATATTTTTTCATTATTTTTTGCTAATAAATGTTCTTGCATGTATCTTTTTTCTGCTCTTTCGTTGGCCGCACATTTGGCGCAACCTTTTCCAGCTAAATGGTTTGTCCCTAATTGTTGAAATGGGCCACAGGTAGGACAAATTATTTCAACATATTTTTGTTGTGAAACAAAAGTTTGTAAAACAGAGTCGTATAGGTAGCGTTCTCCGTGAATTTCTTTAGCTTTTGTTATAAAATACAAAGCTCGCGTTTCCCTGGAAGCGGCTTTAATAAATTGTTTGTTAGAATTTTTCATAAGACCACACCTCCATGTGGTTGTATTTAGCAGAGCATGGCAGTGCTTTGCTTTTTATTTTTTTAGTCTACTTGTTTTAACCGTTTTTTGCGCGGCCAACAAGAAGGGCTCCAATTTCAATTAAACGGTAAAATTTGCGAGCCCAAATGTCGTCTTTGGGATTTGGCGTTAAAGCTGTAATAGCGGAACATGCTGCATGAATTGCAAGCAATGCTGTGATGTAGGCCTCTAGTTTTCCGTGCATGGTCCTATTGCTTTTAATACTATTTTACACCTTTTGACTTGTAATAGAAAAAAGATTTAAATTCTTCATTGATATCCCATCTTGCATCCTCCCAACGCTGAAACCACTTCTTCCACACACGGAACTGTTTGTCAGGTTTTGCTGACTCACAGCGCAATGTAATTGAATCTCCTGGCGGCAACTCTTGCATCCACTGCCGCACCTGTTGAATGCCAATTGCTTGAATACGGTTTGAATGCCTACCTGTCAAATGTGAATCCAGGCGGCGGACCCTTCTTTTTTTTGTTTTTCTTTTCAACCAATCGTTGATTTGCCTCCTGCTTTTCCCAGTTGCAATGCTCGCTAACCATATGCATCCGTTCTCGGTACGCATCCATGGGAGCAACCTCATTACCACCAGGTGACCGCCACCTAAATGTTTTGTAAATACCTTTTTGCGTTGTTTTATTTTCCTCATTCATTACGTATTGCTCAAGGTTTACGGTTGCGTTGCCAATGGAACAAGTATATCAGGAAAGGGAGAGCCCTGTTGATGCTCACGTTGCCAAGCAGTATCCCACTCTGACAGTGAATGAGTGTGCTGATCATCTTCAACATAAGTTGCAGTTGTATCAGCGATTACATAACTTTCAACCGTATCTTCAAACAACAGGAGAGCGTAATCTTCCAGCAAAATATCAAATGTTGTTGTTGGAAATTCAACAACAAAAGCAACTTCATAATCAAGAAGTTCATTGCGAGTCGTTGAAACGCACAATAGATAACTTCCGGCATCCAAGGGGTAATACCGTTGATCCCCTTTGTCTAGTCGAGTAGGAACAAAGTTGTTATATAGATCTGACTGCTTGTTCATCATGTGCCCTACATAGGGAACATATGTTTCGCCATCAATTGTTTCCGTAATGCTATCGGCATCAAAAATAGCCCGTCCTTCTATAGGAGTTAAGTTCAAGCTGTAGGTTGAAATATTGATATACTTAGGCCTGATTCCACCTTTAGCAAAAATAAGCCAAGCAGGAGAAGCTATATCAATACGAAACCAATGGTTATAGGCGCCACCACCAAATCCACCATTAGACGTAAAATTAGTATCAGCCCTACCAACAACTTGACTCCTGGGTCCCAGTGTACCTTTTAAAGTGCGCACAGAAAGCGTACTAAAAGAACCTAGAAACAAAGGATCTTCTTTGGTTCTTTGGCGTTGAGCTTGTGAAGAACGCATTATTGTATCAAGTTTTCTTACTTATATTTTACTCCTCAATTTCTTTGCGCTCCAATGGATTTGTAATGGTTTGCTTGAAGCTTTTCTCCACTAGCAGGGGGTCTCCTTTGCGCTTGCCATATAGCATTAATTTTTCAGGTTTAAAATCCAACTCAAATGGTGTAACGTCTGCAGGAGGATACAGCCGATTCCAACTTGAAATCAAATGCAAGGGATTCCCACATTTAGGATTACCGCAAACCCTGGTGACCACAAGACTACCAATGTCCCCCCAGGCGCACTGATAAAGTGCTTTATGAAATGTAACATTTTCAGCTTTTTGTTTACTGTAGGTTGAGCGATAGGAAGGAAAACAAACACGCCGAGGAGTGTAGATGCCAGACGAATTAATTTCCCAGCATTCCCCTGGAGCATGTATGTCAAGTTGATTCCAAAGCTTGTGATATTTGATTTTGTAATCCGTATGTACGTAGTTAATGTCAAAGCCACATATGTTAGACAGGATTTTCTTGACACAGAAGTAACACCAGTGTTGCTTGGTATCCCTAATGAAATGATTATGTGGACAAGGGAAACCAGTGTAGTAACCCTTTTCATTCAGAAGGGTTTCCGAAAGTTGACTGATGTCATTTATGTGACGAAAGCCTGCAGCTTCAATTGGCTCTTTAATGGCGCGATAAATGTTTGCCACAGATTAAGCCTCCCATCCATCTGGTACAAATTTTGTTTTTAACGATGAAACAAGCAAAGGTTTTCGGTTGTCGTGTTCAACATTATCTGCAGCATGAGACACAGTGCGATTGGTGAGATCCTCTTCGGTCCTCATGTAATGGACAATGCGGTGTGCCAGGTAAACCTTGTTGTCCACGCTCACGACGTACAGTGCCGTTCTTTGGTTGAGGCGACCAGCTTGCCCACCCGGCTTGTGGCCTGCCTTTGCAACCTTCCAGGCCAGGCCAGTGGGGTAGTCGTCGGATAAACAGAACAATTCGTTGAGCCTCCAGAGGGGAGGCAGTGGCATGTGACCTCTTGCCATCGTGTCGTTAAAACTGCTAATAGCCTAGCACGTTGCAGGAAAACAGAGAATAAGGCCTTTTTTCCTTTACTAGGAGCTAAATTACACTTTGGTTCAATGGTGTAATTATTTCTAGGTTAATATT